TCTGCGGCATCATGAAGAAGCGCTGTGCGGGCCAGTTTGGGGTCATCGCTGTTCTTCATCACCCTATCTGCCACCTCAACGCAGTGCTCAGCGACAGAGTAGAACTCGGTGCAGTGCCCGTTGAAGCGACATATCAGCGAAAGCGCGTGAGCGATGTCCGTTATACATATCGAGCCCGGTGATGGGTTGAGAAAGTCGAAGCGACCACCGGACCAGGTCCATATAAACGGTTCTGTCTTATTGCTTGGTTCTTTCAAAGTGCCCTCCGGAAAGAAGATATAGCCCAATACTCATAGTACGGCAAACAAATCAGAGTTTTCAGTATAAGGGAAATGAGCCTAAACGTTATGGCTCAATTTACTAGGGGGTAATCATGGGCTTGGACTGGTGTCTAAGAGACAAGGTGATCGAGGGGAAGGAGGAGCAGAACGAATTCAATATGCGTATGCTCAACGAACTCGATGATGAGATCGGCAAAGAGTGGAAGCAGTACCTGCAGGACAACCTGCCAGGGGTTATCGGGATGAAGGAGCCCGACGAGGGGGCGAGTGAAGAGGAGAAGAAGGTGTGGGAACGCGGGATTATGAAGTACACGGGGTGCTTTCCAAATGACCTGCACAGCGCCTTCTATGAGGAAGACACGACCAAAAGGATGCTCGACAAACAAAAGGAGTGGCGGCAGAGCGCAGACCTATGCGTGGTCAGCCCAATGGAGGCTCTCGAAGCTCCACGCGTAGGCCACGACAAGGAGGCAACCGACTGGGCCATCGCTCAATGGACCGAGGGGAAAGAAGGGCAAAACAGCCGCTTACTGGCGGCCTACCCAACTGTTGAGAGCTACCTGGAGTACGCAGAGGGCCTGTACGTCTCAGAGCTTGCCAAGAACCAGGACGGCATCGGCACTGTCAGCGGGATAGCGGTTGGCGCTGAGTCGTTCCGAGGCAAGTGCCTTCAGTTTGTCGAGGATCTGGACCAGGATCTCATCGATGAGGCATACACGGACCACGATCCGGATGAGTTGATGGGGTATGGAGAACGCCTATTGATCGCCGCGCTTACTCTTTCCTCGAATGATGATTCCGAGCTTGTCGAGAGCGCTGCCAAGTGGTGTGAGTTCTGGGGGTCCCGTGGTTTCTCAATGGTGCCGTGGTACTAGGCCATGGGTAAAAAACCGGCGGGGAACGGGGGAGTGGAAGTGGTGGGTGCCGAGGACTACAGAGGCGTACCCGCAGACCAGATAGAACGAAATAAGAAGGCTTTGGGGGATGGCGGGTGGATCATCCCGTCGTATCATTGTGATGAGACCAGGTTCCTGGTCGCAGCTAACCCGGCCCGAACAGAGACGGTACATACACTGCCTACAACAAAGGAGACGTAATGAAGCAGCTACGCTTACACGCAGATAGCCCCGAGCCCCCTAGACCAAAATGTCAAAAGCTGTTAGACGGCCAGTCCTGCACTTGTTGCGAGGGCGGCTGTGCATGCAAAGACGGCGCCTGTGGCGCGAAGTGCGGCGCAGGGTCAGAGGGCACGGTGGTCGAAATTCAGCTATAGGGGACTACATGTTTAACAACAGCATAATGCAGGCGCTGCAAGGGCGCCTGGATGAGCTGAACAACTCACTTCGTAAGATCGTGTCTGCGGCGTCTGTCCACAGCTACTGGAGCGGACGAATATGTCGGGGGGATGGCGGTCCTCTAAACGGGGCCGTCATCCGCGTCGTCGGTCTGGACTCAGCTGGGATATCCTTCTGTGTCATAAACCCGGCAAGCAACAACGACATGAAGCCGGGCGAGTACCATTTCATAAGTTTTGACAGCACCAAGATCCACCTGTCTGCACTGGGCGAGGGTGAAAGGGAGACTTACCTCGGGGGGTAGCATGGTCACAAACAACAGCGCGACCCATGGATGGAAAGAGATAGGGGAAAGGAAGCTTGTGCACGCAGAGCACGGGACCTACTTTAAGGTAATCGACTTCCCGGTGGGAGGGAGTCATTTAACGGGGGAGTGTCTCTGGGTCGAGCACGTGTCTGGCACCGAGTACATCGGGGTAGGACGTGTCTCATGTAAGCCAAGGCATAGCATGGAGGTCGCCTTTGGCGACCTCATTGAGTTCTCAGGTGGAACAGAGGAGCACCCTCCCCACTTTGTTAAGAAGTCAACGCCCGCCAAAGGGCTAAAAAAGGTAGCGAGCGCCTAAATGAATGAACGTAACACGCTGTGGGTCAACCACAACCAGTGGAAGTGCAACAGGCATCTGGCATCGGCTCTCTATAGTGCAGAGCAAGCGACCTGCTGGATCGCGTCGTGCCGCAAAGCGTGCGGTGGGCGGCCAAGCGAAGCAAGAAGGCCAAGTCGCGACCTGCGATGCAGCCTGCCTGGATGCCAAGCGCAGGCAAGAAGCAACTCAAAATACTGCTCGCGTGATTGCTCAAACAAGAACGCACGAGCCAGGCATAAGGAGAGAAAGGATGAGTGCACAATTTCATCAGACAGTGATGGGCCAGCGATTCTTCGCGGGACAGCTCCCAAGGCTAATCGGCGCGCTTGAGAAGTTGGCCGACGCCGCCGACAATAAGACAGAGCCAGAGGACACCAACGATAATGCGCAGCTGCTGGCCAAAGCGCTTGCAACGGTAATCTGGGTTCACGACGCCTATCAATACGATGACGGCGTCCCCGTCATGACCCCAGAGATAGATGCGGCAAAGACGGTGCTCCGTATCTGCGGATTTGAAGACTACGAGGCACTACTCCCGGAAAACCTGAGGATCGACTGCGAGTGATCTTTTATCACTTCACGAACGTTGATTGGGGAGCTTCGCGAGATACTCGGGCAGTAACAGCAGGGGGGTCGCTTTGCGGCCCCCTTGTTATGCCTGGTTAATACTGGCGGCGGGTCTTGTGGCGCTTCCTTTTTTGATTTCTCCCCGGCTTCTTGTCCTCTGCGGGATCGTCGGGGGATTCAGAAGCGGCAACCTTCTCGATTGGTTTTATGGAGGCGTAGTTCGTCCTCATAAGCGCGCGCTCCTTACGGCTCCTTAGGATGAATCTTGAGGTTCCACGGCCAATACCATATAATTTCGTCATCTGGTCCCTTGATAAATATTTTGTATACTGGATTAAACGCATAGCCGCCAATGAACAAAACGGCAAAGGTCTCGCCGACATAGTCGCCTTCGATCACTTCGACAAGATCTCCCTTGTTTGGATACTCGGCGGACTTACCGGCAAAACGATCCTTCTTATAGATTCCTTTTTCGTACATCGTTTTTAACGCCGTTAACGATATCCTTCAAGAACTCGTAGGGCGGGGATAGGCACAAGTTCTCGAATTTGTAGTATTTAAGGATAGTCATGCCGACAAGCCCGCCGGACTTGTTGACAATGGGAGCGCCAGAGCTTCCGGGCGCGGAAGGAATTGTGTATGCGTCCAACTGGCGCGACACCCTTCTCCCAGCGTAGTAGCCGTCAAATAGCGGCACCATCTGCACGTCGTTGATCCCAAATGGGGCCGAGGCCGTGTAGACCACCTCGCCGCGGACAGGGGGTGACCCCATGGACAGGCCCCCCTTCACCAGCCCGTGGATACGGAGAATGCAAACATCTTGATCGGAGTAGACGGCAAGCGGTTCAGCGTCATATGAGATACCATTATACAGAGAGACGTGCATCTTACGCTCGACAATCTTTTGATCAGGGTCAGCCTCACATACATGGCCGGCGGTCACCCCAAAGCTGTCTGTGCCGTTTGTTGCGATCAGGAACCCAGAGCCAACAGCGCTACTGGAGCCGGGAATACAGATCATGTCTTCGCAGGTCTGGAACGTGATCTCACTTAGAACAAACAGGAACGACGACGTCGCCTTCTGGAAGGGCGCCTTGACCGTAGTCTGATGTTTGGTGCAGGAATTGAAAAAGAACAGAACTGCTAATAAACCAATAATGAGTCGACGCAACATAAGGTACCCTAGGCTACGGGAAATAATGCCTGTACTTATTATTACACGCTGTGGCTGGCCCATAAAACACGGAGGACAAAATGATAAGGCCGTTTAGTTACGATGGTTGCCGAGTTGAGATCGTGGGGCTGGAGGACGAAACATCCCCAACTTACGTAGACTTTCTGCCGGGCAACGGCTTCTCGTACAAGTTCATAGTCACCCCGCTTACGAGCAACATTGGCAAAAGAATAGGGGCAGGGGACGGGACCGCCCTTGTTGCGTATTACAACGGCGCGAACTGGACCGCTTACCCGCTGGGGTATGGAAATATCTGCCACGCGAGCTACGTAAGGGAAAAGTTCGGCGAGGTTGGGCAACACGCGAACGCCATAGCAGCCGCGATCAACGGCTTCTTGTCCAGCTACGATGTGGAGTACGGGCGGGAATGCGCTGAGGCGGTCCAGCGGATGCACAGCGATAGGGGAGACGAGTACGACGATACCGTTGCGTCGGATTAGGGCTAAAAATAGGGGGGTGCTGCTCCCCTATTTTTTAGGTACGCCGTGTATAACGGCAACGAGCCCTGTATCGCGATCGTGTAAGTACGCGGGAAGGCTCTTTCGCTCTCCTACATAGCCAAGCCTGGCGTGCCATCTGTCTGGCCCACTCAGGCTCGGTAGCTGTCGCCGTGTGACCCCATAGGCTGAGTCCGTCTCGGTCTTCTCGTGATGGAGATGTCCGGTGTAAACCGTCTTGTGCGGGCAGCTCGACCAGTCGCTAGAGGCCTCCCTTGCCATGTGGCCGGCAATGTCACGCGTCTTTTGCACACCATCTCCGTGCACAAACCCGATGAGGTTCTTGCCGTACGCATGGTAAACCCGGGGAGTCCGGGCCATGTGGACAGTCACGTCCAGGGCGTTTTTGTAGTAGGCGCTGAGGTACAGCAAGATTGCCAGGCCAGCGATACGGTCGTGGTTGCCGCTCATGAGAACAAGTTCGACTGGAGCCACTTGGCGAAGGGTCTCGATCCAGTCCGCAAGCATGTAGCAGCCTGAGACAAGAAGCTCGGCCGGAGTCCCGTCCATGTCCTGCTGGGTTCCCCTGGTCGTGGTCCCCTGGTCGGTGTCGATATGGAGGAAGTCACTTCCGATTGGAACATAGATCTTCTCGGGCGCACCAAAGTTGCTTAGCCTGCCCACTATCTGCTCAGTGACGCCAAAAAGCCGGTCACGTATAAGCTCACGGTTCATGGGTTCGAAGTTCTCTCCAGGGTCAGAGTACTTTCCCCAATGGAGGTCGCTAATACCCATGACCACGGCATAAGGGGTCTTGGCAACACGGAGGCTTAGCTTGTTTGGGGCGGGCGGGGATTTGGTCCCAATGGCGTCTGTGATCTTTCGCAGGATGTGGTCTTCCGCGGCACGCCACTTGTCAGCATCCTTCTTGATCTCCCGCCACTTCTCGCGCTCAAGACGCGTGTACAGAGCAGCGCGGCGGGCCTGGAGGGCCTCCTCGATAAGCTCGTCCTCAGGACGGTTCAGAATCTCCTCAGGAGTAAACGGTTCTTTATCATGAGTAATCTCGTGGGCGCGCAGATACTTGACCAGCCACTGCCTGGGCAGCTTGAAGTTGCGCGCTAACTCATTAACAGAGGCGGGAGTTCCATCGAAGTCACTATAGGCCCGGACAATGTCCCTGTGCACATCGCCAGGAAGCTCGACAAGGCCAAACCCCGGCAGGAACGTCGTGTACGTATCCCTATCCTCGTCGTACCAGGTCTTCCTGCTACTGGTGTACAGGCTGGTAGGGGTCTCTACGGCGGCGTCCGGCTCCCCCTGAACAACCCACTTGCCCCAAGACACGAACGTCTCGTAGTTCATGCCGAACATTTCGCCGTACCTGTTGTGTAGCTCCTTCCAGCGCCTGTTCTTCATCTGGTTTAACAGGCGCTCCCCATATTCTTCTTTTAGATCAAGCCACCCACTGTCGACACTCGTTGTATCAGCCAAACCAAACTCCTGGCCAGTTACGCATACAGGGTGCACCAATAATCCGTAATAGTTGGATAACTAACTGATTGTCCTGCTTTACGCATGTGCACCCCTAGTACATAAAAAATACTACGGCAGGGGCAAACTCCAAAGGCACCCTGACGAATGCCTGGTTTGTTTGCCACCTGTCGTAGTTGATGCTGCGCTCGTTTACGCGTCATCCAACGCAGCGCTAGACCTCGCGAAAGCGCCACCACCAAGTGCTGTCAACTCGTCCAGTGGCATGGGGAAAGAAAAGCCGTTATCCCCGTCGAGGGTGGCGCTGTCGAAGTATTTCAAGATAAGTTTCGAGTCATCCTCTCTTGCCCTTGGGGAGTTTAGATCGTCCTGGTTATATGGGAAATCACCGCAATACCCCAACATGGCGACGACCCCCTCTGGGCCCCGGGGGTCCAACGGACCTTCCCCGAGGACGCTGCGCTCGAACCTGAAACTTCTGCTGCGCCAGCTCACGCCGCGGTCGCTGAAAATAGATCGATCTACGTCCTCATCAACATAACGACCAAACAGCGAGAACGGAAAAATAACAGGGGACCCTCTTGTCAAATGACTACCCTCGCTATATAACGCAGAGACCAGTGAAGGGTACATGCGTCGGGCCAAGGTTTTTCCGTATACATTGCACAACGTATGAATAAACTCCTGGCCCAAAGCACCCTTGCCGGGTATGCCCAAGAACTTAAGAGCGGTGGGGCGAGAATCGAGTAACGGCACGGTGCCTCCTTTTTTAGAGTCATCTCACTTATTCCAAGTTAACCGAGTTCTTTGCCCACGAGGTATCAGGTAGTGATATTCAGCGAATCCGCTGGTTCAGACCAGCGAAAGGTCCGAAAGTTCTCCCTGAGTCAGGGCTTTCTGGAGGCATTCCAGGGTAAACAGCCAGTGTGGGGCCCGCTCGGATATTTTGTCTTCAAGAGAACGTATGCTCGGCAGAAAGATAACGGGCAGACCGAAGAATACTGGGAAGCTTGTACGCGTGTCGTCGAGGGCGTTTACAACGTCCAGAAGATTCACTGTCGGTCACTTGGGCTTCCCTGGAATGAGCCGAAGGCGCACAAGAGCGCTCAGGAGATGTACACGCGCTTGTGGGAGTTCAAATGGACTCCGCCTGGGCGAGGATTCTGGATCATGGGAACGGACATGGTCTACTCAAAGGGAGGGGCGGCGCTAAACAACTGCGCGTTCGTATCCACAGAGGATATCGACGTGGACTTCGCAGCGCCATTTACGTTCCTGATGGATATGTCCATGCTCGGCGTGGGTGTGGGTGGGGATACTCGCGGGGCAGGGAAGATCCGCGTCTACCCACCAAGGACCACTGACGAGACCTACACTGTCGATGATTCCAGAGAGGGCTGGGTAGAGCTTATGCGCGTGGTCCTAAATTCATTCGCGGGGAAAGGCTTCTACCCTACAAGCATCGACTACTCTGAGCTTCGAGAGAAGGGGGCGAAGATAAACGGATTTGGTGGCGTTGCGTCTGGCGCAGAGCCGCTTATCGCGCTTGTCAAGAACATCACCAAGCTCCTGTGGCCCAAGGACGACGAGCCGTACAAGATCACAAGCGCGCAGATAGTCGACATCTTCAACTACGTGGGCAAGTGCGTGGTAGCCGGAGGTATCCGTAGGACCGCGGAGATCATGTTCGGCAACCCGGAAGACAAAGAGTTCGTGGCCCTGAAGCAGGACAAAGAGGCGCTCATGGACAGGCGCTGGGCGTCGAACAACAGCGTGTTCGGCTCCGTCGGAATGGACTACGCCGAGATAGCGGACTCAATAGCTATCAACGGAGAGCCGGGCATCATATGGCTCGAAAACATGAGGCACTACCGTCGGATGTCCGATCCGCCTGGGCGGCATGACATGCGGGCGATGGGGAGCAACCCGTGCTCCGAACAGACGCTGGAGTCGTTTGAGCTTTGCTGTCTGGTGGAAACCTTCCCAGCACACCACGACTCACTTGAGGACTACATGCGTACCCTCAAGTTCGCATACCTCTATGCAAAGACGGTAACGCTTATTCCAACCCACGATTCAAGAACAAACGCAGTCATGATGAGGAACAGACGGATTGGTTGTTCCCAGTCTGGGATCGTGCAGGCCATCAACAAGTTCGGACGCAGACGATATCTTCAGCTGTGTGATACTGGCTACGAAAGAATCAGAGCGCTGGATAGGGAGTACAGCGAGTGGTTGTGCGTGCCCAGAAGCGTGAAGATGACAAGCGTAAAGCCGAGCGGAACGGTGAGTCTGTTGTGTGGGGCAACGCCGGGGATCCACTACCCACACTCAAAATACTACATCCGAAACGTCCGCGTAGCCGACACGTCCCCGTTGGTGGCTATCGCAAAGGACGCGGGATACCCCGTCGAAGAGGACGTATGCGCGCCAAACACCTATGTAATCAGCTTCCCTGTTGAGGAGAAGTACTTCGACAAGGGAAAGGGCGACGTGTCCATCTGGGAACAGTTCGCAAACGCGGCAGACCTGCAAGAGCACTGGGCAGACAACCAGGTGTCTGTGACCATCACGTTCAAAAAGGAAGAGGCAAAAGACATTCAGACGTGTCTGGAGATCTATGAGTCCAGGCTCAAGTCCGTGTCACTGCTGCCGCTGAGTGATAACGGCTACGAACAAGCCCCCTACACCGAGTGCACAGAGGAAGAGTATAAGGCGCTAATAAAGCGCGTGCAGCCCATGGAGCTTGCAGCATCGGTACACGAGGTGACGGAGAAGTTCTGCGACGGGGACGCCTGTACTATCTAAAAAAATGCCCCGCAACCCCCGAAGGGGCATTGGGGCAGACCGGCGAGGCGGGTAGGGAACTTATTCCCCGCCAGTCTCTTCTGAAGCTTCCTGGAGCCGCGCGATAACGCCATTCATGATTTCGATGGCCTGCCCGTTCATATTAGACGATGGCCCGTACTCCCAGCAGGCCTCGTTCACTGCGTCACGAGTATGGTCAGCGGCAAGCCGAGCAGCCACCGAGCAAC